GTATTCATGATTGAGCCTCACATATAGAAGGGTTGGCAGCCTTTCGGCCGGTGGCGAACAACTACCACATTCAAATTATAGTTGCTCAGTCAGGGGTTAGGTTGGTTTCCCGGCAAGGAAGTTAATTGAATCGTTTTATCCATGCATTCATCCCACCTATGGCACTGTCTATAAATAGATTCTACATGGCTATAGATTTGATTTATGCCCATAGGCCATGATTGCAAAATGATTGCAACGAGAACTAAACAGCTTGCTAAGTTTTAATCTGTAAATTAAGTGCCATTTTCGGCAGTAAAACAAGTGCCATTTTGGGAACGCTGACCCCCCACACCCCCTTGCCCATATGGTCACCTATTACAGACTACAATACATGGTGCAGATAGTAATAGATCATGGCCCCTATAGTCTTTTTTCTTAAAAATTTAAATACCCCCTATATACCCAATCCACCAAACCCCCCTTCCCCTTATCTACTTCTCTCGCCCTCCCTCTTCCTGTTTCCTACTCTCTCCCTTTGTGGGCGGCCCCCTAACCTACCCCCTAAAACTTTTACATGGCAGATTTACCACTTGTTGCGATGGCAAATTTACCACTTGTCTAGGGGCTTGACATGCCCTCATAATCGTGTATGCTGGCTTAGCCACTGTCGGCACAATCCCCACTGTAGGAATAACAATCATGGAAATCTCATTAGCAGAACTCAATCAGCAGCTTAAAGGCACAGGCATCACAGCAAAAAGAGTAGGTAGTTTCATTCATTACTTTGTGCGAGTAATGCACAAAGGCAAAAGAATGAGCGCAACCTTTTATTCTATCAGCGAGGCGCAAGAAGCCATTGTGCGTTTCAAGCTAGGCTATGCACTTCCAGAACCTACAAAGATTGTCACACCAGCCATTGAAGAGACAAAGATAGTATGGATGGAAGAACAGACAAGAGCCGGCACTACAAATCTTTCTCGCTCGGAAGCATTTCTAATTCTTGCAGATGCCCCAATCCATGAGTTAAGTTCTGACACTCCATACCAATCAATGCGTGAAGATGGAACTCCAATCTATATTCCCAAGAAGATTGTGGCTGAGTTCTTGGAACTCTATTTCAATGAATCAGAAGATCTTGCCAAGATATTGGCCACCGGGCGGAAGGGCAACAGAGCACAAGAGATTGTACAGATTTATGAAGAGGAAGAAGCACAGCAAAGAGCACTTGGTCTGGATGACAATTCCTTCAATAGTGCCTTCAATAGTGGCAAGAGCATTGAAGAGCTGATGAAGGAAATTGGAGAGATCTAAACACTTCTTGCTTTCCCTGCACCTTCCCCGCTATAATATTCTCACGGTCGCCGCATTGCGACTGTATTTCCTATGCTCTCTCACTGTCTAATCAACGTCTTTTGGAGCTTATTATGATCGCCACCTATCTCCCTTCTGTGTTATTCCATCCTAGAGGATCTATTTCCATGGAACGCGCATTGAAACAAATCAAAAAATTATTAGAACAATGCCCTTCCATAAATGAATCCATGGAAGATGAAATTCAAGTATCCATTGACGATATTGAATCAATGCTGGATGCCATTAAACACTAAGGAGAGCACCATGTTTGATCTTTTCCATGATCTCTTGGCTTCTGGCTTTGCCTTCCTTATCCTCTTGTCTGTATTCTTTCTCATCCTTTGCCTGATTGCAGACGCGCTAGAGCGCAAGATTGGAGAATAAAATCATGACAACCTCTAATCTTTCCGGGCGCAGCCCTCTTGAACTCTCTTTCCTACATGCGCAATCTAAGGGCTACCGGCGCGTGACTCTCAAGGTTTCCGGCCTCGTGTTTTCTCTTGCTCCGGCCGGTGGTCGCAATCCCAATGCTATCTACGTCAAACGTGATGGTATCTATCTTGGCAAGATACTCAACAATCACTTCTTCCCTAGCAGGGAGGCATATGCAATCAGAGACATTCTTAATGAGGTGCTACCTGAAATCTGTGCAAATCCTAAAGAAGCAGCCATCAACGAAGGATGCAAGACTGGCCATTGTGCCATATGTGGCCGCACCCTTATTGCTGAAGATAGCGTAGCATTCGGGATTGGCCCAATATGTGCTGAGAAGTTAGGCTTCTCAGTTCCGAAACATGATCTGCTTGATGACCTTTGATAGCGTGTGAAACACCTTTCCCACTTTTATAGATTGGAGAATTACTTATCATGAATCCCAGAGTCGCCGCCCTTGTTGCAGCCGCCCGTGAAAAACACGCTGCCATCCAAGCCGCGAAGCAGCAAGCACAAGCAGCCACCGTGCAGGCTCTTCCGCAGACCATGCCCTTGGTAGATGCCCATGCAGCAGCTATTCCTGCTATGCGCCTTGGCGCCATGAGCTTCAACAAGGAACAGCAGCTTGCTATTGAAATGGCCATGCAAGCTAAGAGCTTCTGCCTAATTGGTGCCGCAGGCACAGGTAAGACTACAGTCACACAGGAAATCATCACGCGCCTTCAGCAAGCAAGTCACGTGAGTCCATTGCTAGAATCCACGAAGCATCTACTTGAGGGCAATCCCGGCATCGTGATCTGCGGCTTCACCAACAAAGCAGTCAATAACATAAGGAAGAAACTTCCTGAACATCTCCAGAAGCACTGCATTACCATCCACAAGCTGCTGGAATACGCACCAGTCTATTATGAACTCCAAGATGAAGAGACTGGAAATGTGCGGACTACTATGCGCTTTGAACCTATGCGCAACGGTGCTAATCCACTCCCCCATATCAGCACCATAATCTTTGAAGAATCAAGCATGATTGGGACAGACCTTTATGGCCAAGTCATCAGTGCTTTGCCGCGTCCCTCACGCACACAAATCATCATGCTTGGTGACCTCAACCAGATCCCGCCAGTGTTCGGACCAAGCATCCTAGGCTTCAAACTGGCTGAGCTTCCTACCGTGGAACTCACGCACGTTTATCGCCAAGCACTGGAAAGCCCCATCATTTCTTTGGCAACTTCCATCCGAACAAACAGCAGTGATGTTCCTACCAGCCTGCTCTCCCCTCAAACGATTGACAAGGGAGAGCATGGAACACTTACCATCCATCCTTGGAAGAAGCGCGTAGGCAAAGAGAACGCCATTGCCATGATGAAAGTCTTTCTCCCTAAGATGATCACCTCTGGCCAATATGATCCCAACGAGGATATGATCCTCTGCCCATTCAATAAGAGTTTCGGGACGATTGAGCTCAATAAGATCATTGCCCAGCACCTCACCACACAGCGTAATGAGGTTACATGGGAAGTCATTGCTCGGTATCAGAAGAGCTATTGGGCAGTCGGCGATAGAGTTATGGTAGATCGTCATGAGGCAATCATCACCAGCATCAAGCATCAGCATGGCTATGACGGCAAGCTGCCGCAGCCGGAAAGCAGAGAGCTTGATCGGTGGGGAGTCTCGCCCCTTGCACCTTCTACCGAAGGGAGCGGAACGCTCGATGATGTACTTAATGAGCTTGATAGGCTCGGCGGTGGCGATGATGAAAGCAAGAATCTTTCCTCTCATACCATTGAAGTCTACATTTCTGATCTAGATGAAACTCGCCTACTGACTACAGCAGGAGAAATCAACAGCATGCTGCTTGGCTACGCGCTGACCATCCATAAGTCTCAAGGCTCTGAATGGCAGCGTGTGTTCCTCTTCCTTCATAACACACATGCTACCATGATCTCTCGTGAGCTCATCTATACTGGAATCACACGCGCTAAGCACAGTCTTTACATCATTTGTGAAGGAGACATTGCACCGCACAAGAACAGTCTCAAATCTGCTGCCGGGCGGCCGATCATTCCGGGAACTACACTTCCTGAAAAGATTGCATACTTTGCAAGCAAGCAAGCAAGCTTGCGTGAGTCGCAAGACTAATCACTTCCTATCCTCTCTGTTCTTTCTATCTTGAGGGCGTTATCATGACTGCAAAAGTATCCACCTTGTATTGCCAACGCAGCGGCATTGCAATTGCACAAGTCCGCACCTTGTGTGTAGAGGGTTTCCCTCTTGTCACCAACCTATCCGCAGTGCTTGTGCATCCCATCTATTCACAGAATCTTGACAGCTTGCTTGCCAAGTTGCAACGTGATCTGAATGCTGCCCATGAGAGTAAGTGGAAGCTCTCCCCTGCGCAAGAACAAAGAATTGCACTGGAGATAAGTGCTATCCTCTACAATCTTGGCGCACTCGTGGATGATTACGCTTGCTTGCCAGACCTTTCAGTCTGCGTAGGCTCGGGCCGGCGCCTCTTAGCACTTGCCAACTGGTATCACTTTGCCACAAGCAAGCGCATAACTCTCCCCAGATATAGGCCGCATCCTGACAATCTCAATCAGTCATGGGGCAATCTGAGTAGATGGATTGAAGCATGTGAAGATCTCCGCACGGAATGGCAAACAGGTAAGGAGAAACTCAAGAAAGCTGAGGAATTCACAGCGCAGACAGAAAAGACTGCCAAGGCAGTCCACCTCAAACGTAATGACCTCACATCCGTATGGAACTGGATGGCCCTGCAACTCTCTAACAAATACTCAAGTGGTAGGCTGGCAACGTTTGAAAATCTCTGGAGAAATGGAGATATCAATCAGGAAGAGTGGTGCCTTGATGATGTAGAGGATCTACAGTTCGCAGTGGTTGAATGCTGCGATCTTGGCAATGACATTACTCACTACATCACCCATCGGCTTAAGCACATTCGTGAAATGATCCGTGACTTTTACAGCTCTTTCACAATCATTTCCCGCCCCGCGAACGGAACAAGTGCCCATCCTGATCTGACAGAGGCAGAGCGTAAGAAAGAACAAGAGTTCTTCAGTGACATTGATGCGCGAGCAAGCAAGCTGACTGAGCTCCCACCTGAGCCGCAGCGAAGTGAGTTTGCAAGCATGGCGCTCTTCCTCCGGGCGCAAGCACAACATCGCCTCCTCACCAAGAGATTCTCTCTGCAAGCGCAAGCGCAGACTAAGGACTAATCATCATGCTATACAACAACCTCACAACTCCCGATCGCAGCAAGACTCAGCTTGCTCAACGCATCCGCTATTTTCCTTGGGCCAATCTCAGTGAGGCAGGCCGCAAGCTGGTAACTGCTCATCACATTAAGGTCATGAGCTGCCGCGAAATTGAGGATGAACTCATAAGGCATGAGGACTTCTCTGGTGTCTATCTCTTGAGGGGAGAGCATCTTTACGAAGTGGTGTGGGCATTCAACATGATCCCCACGAAAACAGAGTGGGACCAGCATGGACCTGAAGGCTTGCTGACTGTAGAGTTTCGACTCAGTCCGGCAATCCCGGATAGGCGAGTAGCTATTCTAAGATTCAAGCGAGAGCAGAAAGCATAAACTCAGATGCACAGGGGGCCTTGACACGCCCCCGCAATACTGTATAGTACATATCACTCACTCAACAACAAGTGAGCCGCAAGTTTCCAACCCGCTGCGAACGCAGCAAACAACCAAGCTAGGAGCATATCATGCCCGTTGCACAATCCTACAAGTTCAACTTCAAGACTAGGAAGGTCACTGACGAAGCCGGCAAGGAAGTCGGCCGCACCAAGAAGCAGCCTTCCGTGGTCTGCGATCTTCCCGTTCCGAGTGCTGATGAAGTTGTCATGATGCTCTCCAACGGTGGCGCCGAAGCTGGCCTGATCATGAGCACCATTGGCGATATCATCTATCAAGCTGCGCGCGGCCAGTTCGATGAAATCATCGAGTCCTTCGGTGATGACGAGAGCAAGGAAGTTGCTGCTTCGATGCTCAACTTCGATCAGCTTTCCCTGACCTACATCGCCAACCTGCCGCCTTCCAGTCGTGGTGTCCAAGCTATCTCCGATGAAGAATGGCAAGCCTTCTTCGAAGATTACTTGGCGGTTATGGTGGCTGCCACTGGCAAGGCGGAGGATCGTATCAAGAACCACATCAACCTGTTCAAGCGTCCGCAGAAGGCCAAGGCCAACAAGGAAGTGCTGCAAGTTCTCGTTGATCAACTGGATATCTACCTTGCCAGCAGCGGTAATCTCGACGACACCGGCACCTGCGCAGTTCGCATCCGCGACAAGTTCAGCAAGTGGATCAGCGAGCCCGAGAAGGCGGTCGATCTCGATCTCCTGTGAGCTTCGCTCACTTGTAGTCTCCAGATAAAGACCCCGCTGCGGCGGGGTTTTTATTCTGTAGATTGCAAGCTGCTAACGGCAGCAAACAGGAAGTGCCAGTTCGATTCTGGCTCGTTTGCCGAGGCTTGGTAGGAAGGGAGGCGGTTCAATTCCGTGATTGGTCTTTGGTGAGACAAATGGCATGGCAGCCCGGAAAGACGGGCAACAACTAACGAGGGCGTAAAGCGTTGTGAGCCGTTATGATCTGATCTGGAATGAAATCAAGAAGCATGGTTACGTAGAACTGACCGTAACCAAGGCATCCGCACGTCCAGTTCTTAATGGGATTAAACGGGTCAAGACAGCAGAGAATGTGGCTCGCCGCCTTGCAGGTCTAGTCGGCTGGAGCAAGCTAGTCTTTAAGCAAGAAGAACTCTCTCCAACTCATATCAAGATTCATATCTCCCTCCTCTATCGAACAGACCTATAATGCCGGAGGCACTATGAACTTCTGGATTCCACCGCAGTCACATGAACTGCAAGCACGCACAAAGTTGTTTCATACGGCGCGAGGAATAACTTATCACATTACAAGGCCAGTGGATACTCACCCGATGGCTTTTTCATGGGCGCTAGGCTTGCGCAACCTTGACTGGTATAGCTTTCCGCCGGCACCGTTGCAGCCGTGGATCGGGGAAGAGTTCTTGGTGGTAATCGCCAGCTTCTGGCGCAAGCCACTCACGCAACTTGATATGAACATGCTTGTTGTTCGTATTGGCTGCGTCCCTGAGACTGAACAGGCCAATCTCATGCGGCTTATCAACTCGCAGCTATCGCTGCCTAAGGAGTTTAGAATGAAAGACATTGAACACAATGTACCTGCGGACATTATGGATCGCCTAGCAGCTTCACTTCTCAGCCTTGAGACTGCGCTGCTTGAGAAAGATCCCATGATGCCGCAGCACCTGCGCAATACTCACAGTCTCCTCATCACCTATCCTGAAACTGTGCATCTTCTGGACGACAGTGAGATTGCACGCATCATTGATGCTGCTGAGATTCACACCAAGACGGAGATTGTCAAGGCCACAGTCAAGAAGGGCACCGGCACTCGCAAGAAGATTGACGTGGGGGATCTCTAAAAGGAGAACAGTCATGCTGCTCATAGCACTTGACAGTATTAACTTGACTACTGGCGAAATTACGGCTCACACTCCCATGGAGTTCATGTCCTACTCGCACGCTGTCAATACTGTCAACAACCTGAACAAAGGTGCGCACATCTATGGGGTTGTGTATCTTTTCAACGATGCAGATATCCAGAGGCTGAGAGATGCGGACAAGACTGCGTAACAGAATCATTAACGAGGAAGGTCTCTATCCGGGGCAGGAACCTACGGATGAAGACTACGCAGATTATCGCAGGATGGAGCGAGAGAGCTATGTTACCGACAAGCGAGATGATGGAGTGAGCAGTTATGATTACACTAGCACTTGAACGACTGCGCCTGAACACAGGTGAGATTGAAACTACAACTCCGATGGAATTCAGGTCCCATGCACATGTTACTTGGACCATCAATACGTTGAATCGCAGCGCTCACATCTACAACGTAGTCTATCTTATGTCTGCATTAGATGCAGACAAGATGATTGCCGCGGAAAGAAGAATGTGGGAGGTATGATGGTACTCATAACAATGGATGAACTGTTGGCAACAGACATTCGGGAGACTGTTCCCGGGACGAAGGTTGTCAATCTGGTAAAGAAGGATAACTACTCCCGCCTTGTGGCCCATCGCAATCTCACAACCTACAGCACCAACGATGTGCTTCATGCGTGTCCGCGCAAGTGGGCACTCAAGAAGATGCAGGCTGAGGCAGGAACTGCGGAGCGCATTAACTCTCCGACCTTTGCATTCGGCCATGCAGTTGGTGCGGGTGTAGCAGTCTATGACCAGTCACAAGATATCCGTGAAGCAATCTGGGCGGCCTTCCTTGCATGGGACATTGATCTTCTTGAGGAGGAATTCAAGAATGATAGACGCACAGGTAAGAGCTTTTACGAAGCTGTCTGGGCACTCTATACCTACCGCACTTTCCACGAGGAAGAAACCAACCTGCGCGATTATGAAGTCTGCAATATTGAGGCCACGATTGCGGTAGACTTCGAGGACGGCTACTTCTATTCTGGCCACATTGACGAGCTGCTGCGCCACCGTGAAACTGGCAGGTTCCTAGTCAAGGAGAACAAGACTACAGGATTCAAGAACATTGATCCTGCACTCTACGGCAACAGTGACCAAGCCCTCTCATACAGCGTCGTCATTGACATGCTCGGTGGAACAGAGTATGAGGTGCTCTACACGATCTACAGTGCAAGCGATCAGCGTTGGGTACAGATGCCATTCCCAAAGACGGTGAGCATGAGAGCGGAGTGGCTGCAAGATCAGTTGCTTATGCACCAGCAGATTGACAGCTACATGGAGACTGGCCTGTTTCCTAAGCGGGGGCGCAGTTGCTTCCAGTTCATGCGGCGGTGCGAACTCTACCAGACATGTGACTTGCAAATGTCTACCGTGTTTGGAAAAGAGTTCCGCGATCTGCCAATCATCCAAAATTTCGAACAGCTTGGTGAGCTGGAGCATGTAGACTTCCGCACCACGCTGACAGAAATCATCGAGCGCCAGCGGCGCAAACTTAACGGAGAAGTATAATGACCACTCAACAGCCTGTAACTCTGAGCCTGATGGAAGTATTCTTCGCCAGTGGTACATCGCATCCTTCTGCTTGCTTCTTCGATCCTGAGGAAGATGTATGTGTCGATGTGTGCCCTGTACCTAAGCTGGTAGAGGACAACGATGCAGACAGCAACACGGAACTGCGGCACTATGCTTGCGCAGTCTATGGGCCACCGGGCAGCCTCCCTGATACTCGCAAGGCTGCACTCTACGCAAAGACTGCGGCAGAGCAGATGGTTGTGTCAGATGGTAGCATCAAGATTACCATTCAAGTTGCAGCCGAGATCACCGTAGTAGGTGAGCATGGGGAATCTGTCCTCTATGTCTGCAACATCATCGTGCCTTTCACCAAACTTACCATTCACTGAGGGGCGACTATCATGAACCTCGATGAATTCAAAGTCTCCACGCGCGGGAAGGTCCTAGTCTATGGGGCACCCAAAACTGGAAAGACTGCGCTCGTTGGCAAGCTGGCCAGCAAGTACACGCTTCACTGGCTGGACCTTGAGAGTGGCATCAAGACTCTGCTCAATCCTGCAATTCTTGCTCCGCAGTTCCGCAAGAATATCAACGTCATCCCTGTGCCGGATCACAAACTGTATCCTGTTGCAATTGACACAGTTCGTGAGGTGCTGCGCGGCGGCTCCAAACGTATCTGCATGGATCACGGTAAGATCAACTGCCCGATCTGCGCAAAGAACAGCACTGCCAAGTGGTCTGAGATTGATATTCTCAAGTTCACAGACCGCGATATCCTTGTGATTGACAGCATGTCGCAGCTTGCAAACAGTGCAATGAACAAGGTGATTCTCAAGGAGATTACCAAGCCCGGCGGTGAGGAATACAAGCGCACCTATGCAGACTATGCAGCGCAAGGCAATCTCATGGAGCAGGTACTCTCTTCCATTCAAGCTCTCGATATCAATGTGGCAGTAATCAGTCATGAGCTGGAGTCTGAAAGTCTTGAGGGCCGCGAGAAGATTGTTCCTGTAGCTGGCACTCGTAACTTCTCACTGACCTGCGCCAAGTTCTTTGACAGCGTGGTCTATACCAGTGTGCTTAACAAGCAGCATCGTGCAAACAGCATGACCACCTTCTCTCCGACCATTGTAACTGGTAGCCGTTTGCCAGTCAGTGTGGATGAGAAGAAAGGAGACGTGCTTAGTATCGAGAGCTTGTTCCCAGCTGCTTAGCCCACTTGACACGTAGCGAAAAGCGTGTATCATCACTTTCACCCTCGGAGAAAACACATCATGGATCCTGCAATGACCAACCCACTCTATGAACAGGTTGATGGCACGCACTATAAGCAATTCACCATTCAGCCTGTCGAGTTCATCACCTACAACAAGATTCCTTTTCTTGAAGGCTGCGTGATCAATCGCATGTGTCGGCACCAGGACAAGGCTGGCCTCGAAGATTTGACGAAGGCCATCCACGAGATCCGACTGATTGCCAAGCTGACTTACGGGATCACCATCTAACATCCCGCAGCTTTGCTGCATCTAATCTGTGGCGTAGCCACGTTCCGCTGGCAGGCCGGCAGTCTGCTAATTCCAACCTTTTGTTCTTGGAGAAATGAAAATGTCCAATGCTGCTTTCAATGACTTTGACGATCTGCTCAATGCCTCAATGGATGACCTTGATGATCTGCCCCCTGTTGGCGTGCCGCCCACTGGTCATTACAATCTGGTCGTGACTGCTGAACGTGTCGATCCTGAAGAAGCTGGCAAGAACCCGTACATCAAGTTCTCGTATGAGGTCGAAGCCCTCAACGAGATCAAGAATCCGGAAGAAGAAGCACAAGCTGCGGTCGGCATGAAGTTCTCGCAGATCTTCTCGCCGTTCAAGAAAGACGGCACCAAGAACGACTTCGGCATCGGCTTCCTGAAAGAGGCAGTTGCTCCGTTCTCTGCTCACTTCGGTGTCACGCAGATGGGTGAAGTCCTGAACCAGATCAACAAGGTTTCCGTGGCTGCCTCGCTGGTGCGCAAGCAGGATCGCAAAGATCCGGAGCGTTTCAATTTCAGCCTGCGTGATGTTGTTGTTCTGTAACCGCACGCTGCTGTAACTTCTTTGCCTCTCTGCATCTTAGCTGGTGTGGAGGGGCATTTTCTTTTCCAGCCTTCGTCGGCTTGAAAATAAAATCTAACAGAGGAATAGCTACTATGTCCGTGCTTGCATTTTTTGGCACTCCTGATGATCGTGCATACTTGCCTCGCTTCAATGAACTCTGCACTCCTTGGGGTGTGAAAGTCTCCCTGTCTCCTGAGTCTTTCCTTGCCAGCATTGCTGCAAAGTGCAAAGCTAACCACGTGGAAGCTATCATCACTACGTGCCCGCAGACTATGACTCTCCTGCTTTCCAGTCTGCCTGACTTCCGCCACCCGCTAGACAAGAGAGGCTTGAAGCGCAAGCTGTCTCTGGATGATTACGCCGGTAGCTGCTTCACCTTGCCAGCTGCAAAGATGGGCACTCCGCATGATATCAAGGTGCTCATTCTCAATCCGCTCAATCACCTTGTCCGTACTCCTGAAGGCCGCTTTGTTTTCAAGCGCTTCATCAGCAAGATCACCCGGCCGGCTGATTGGTTCCCGCAAACTTCCTTCACTTGGCAGGTCTGGAAACCATCAGACTCTGCGGCCTTGCTTGCAAAATTTGGAAGTGCAAAGCTGCTCGCAGTCGACATTGAAACCTATCGCGGTGACGAGCATCGCCGCATTCATTGCGTAGGCTATTGTGCACTCTTTGCTGATGGCTCCACACATTCTGTGGTTGTGCCATTCAAAGATATGCTTGCCCTAGACTTTTGCCGCAAACTGAATGCCTCCCGCCCCCCGAAGATTTTCCAGAATGGACTCTATGACAATCTCTACTTCCTACGCTGGAACATCCCAGTACATAATTGGCTTTACGACACGCAACATCTCTTCCATTCTTGGTACTCGGAACTGCCGAAGCGGCTGGATTTTATTACCGCGTTCGCAGTGCGGGACATTAGATATTGGAAGGACGACAGCGCAGGCGGAGAGTTTGAACTTTTTGAGTACAACGCACGAGACTGTTGGGCTACGATGAATGCATGGTGCTCTCTCATTCTTGAAGTTCCTGACTGGGCACTAGAGAATTATCTGCAAGAATTCCCGCTGGTCTTTCCTTGCCTGCACATGGAAGCCGATGGCCTCTCACTGGATCAGCAGAAGTTCCTAGCTGCCAAGGCAGAGGCAGAAGCCAAGCTGGAAGTTCAACGGAAGAGGCTGGAGGCATGGTTCGGGGAGAGTTTCAACCCCGGAAGTCCTGACCAATGCAAGAGACTGCTCAAAGTTCTGGGCATGGGAGACGTGGAGAGTGCAGATGCCAAAGCAATGAGTGCTTGTGCTGCCGTGCATCCGTTCAATGAACTCATTGTCTCTGCAATTCTTGCATACCGAAAGCAGGCCAAGTTGCTTTCCACCTACTTCGTGTGGGATAAGTTCTGGAATGGCAGACTCTATTACAAACTTAACCCGGCAGGAACTGACACAGGGCGGCTGGCCTCTAGTGAATCCTCATTCTGGACAGGCTTGCAAATCCAAAATATCCCACAGGGTACAGCAGTTAAGAGTTGGATCAAAGCAGATGATGGTTGGCTTTTGGCCGAAGGCGACTATGCGCAGTCTGAAGCGCGCTGTGTGGGGTATCTATCCGGCTGCAATGCGCTGATTGAGCTGGTTGAGAGTGACAAAGACTACCACTCATGGAATGCCAGTAAGTTTTTTGGCGTACCCTATGAGGAAGTGACTAAGCCCTTGCGTAACCTCTCCAAACGGGTGAATCACGGATCGAACTATTCAATGGGAGCCGCAGTCCTCCTCGAAACCATGGGACCGAAGGCTGTAGCAGAAGCCAGAATCCTGTTGAAGCTCCCGGCAAAGTGGACGCTCATTCAGGTTTGCCAGCATCTACTTCGCACCTACGAACTTACCTATCCAGAAGTGAAGAAAGATTGGTACGATGCAGTCAAGCGTGAGATTAAGATGACCAAGAAGCTGGTCAGTGCGCTTGGCTGGACCCGTTACTTCTTCGCGGATCCCACTGCATCAAAGCCTGCAATGAATGCAGCAGTTGCTCATGGCCCACAAAACTTGTCCGTTGCAATCATTAACCGTGTCCTGTACAAAATCTGGCATTCGACTGTGTATGGTGATTTGCGTGGCCGTGTCCGACTGAAGGCGCAGATTCACGATAGTATCTTCTACGCTTACAAGGGTGACGACGTGCCTGAGATTATGCGGGAAAGAATGAAGCATCCGATTCCTGTCACTGGTGTTGATGGTCAGACAAGGACGATGCTAATTCCTCCTGATATGAATAGTGGGGAAGTCTATTGGGGCGCACTAAAGTGACAACCATCTTTGATAAATACTTTGAATACACGAAAGATACAGAACCTCCACTGGTATTTCACAGGTGGAGTCTGCTGACGTGTATGGGGGCCGCACTTGGAAGGCAGTTCAAACTTCCATTCGGGGAGTTCAACATACATCCTAACATGTACATCATGCTCGTAGGCGATCCGGGCACACGCAAGTCGACAGCAATCAAGATCGCTAAGAAGGTGCTGGCATCATCAGGATACGATAAGTTCGCCGCAGAGCGGACAAGTAAAGAGAAGTTTCTACTTGACTTGGAGGGGGTGGAAGATGATGACGGTACTGTTCTGGATAGTAACGCTGCAATGCGTAACCTCTTTGGTTCTGATGCTACTGTTGGTGATCCGCGTGAAGTTTTTGTCGTCGCGGATGAGTTCAACGAGTTTGTTGGGAGCTCTAATCTTGAGTTTCTTTCTCTCCTTGGTAATCTGTGGGATTGGGATTCTCCTGACGCAGTGTTCAAGCAGCGCCTCAAGACTTCCCGATCAGTCTCCATCTACCAGCCAACAGTATCAATCCTAGCAGGTAACACGCACGCTGGCTTTGCTGCTGCCTTCCCGCCAGACTCTCTAGGTCAAGGCTTCATGTCTCGCCTTCTCCTTGTCTTTGGTGAGAGCAGTGGCAAGAAGATTGCATTCCCGGAGAAGCCATCTGATAGCTTGCGTGCAGAGCTGGTTGAACACTTCATGGAAATGCGTACCCATGTACACGGTGAGGCTAAGATTTCATCCAAGGCACGTGGTATGCTTGAAGTTATCTATCGTACATTCGAGGGGCTAGAAGATGCTCGATTCAAACATTATTCAACTCGCCGGTTCACGCACCTCCTCAAGCTCTGTCTTATCATTGCAGCGTCCCGTATCTCCACAGAGATTGGCGTTGAAGATGTGCTTCTTGCCAGCACTCTCCTTTCTTTCACTGAGCATCGCATGCCTCAAGCCATGGGAGAGTTTGGTAAAGCAAAGCATGCTGATGTGGCCGCCCGTATTATTTCTGTACTCTCCGAGTCCCGTACTCCACTCGATATTCCAGCCTTGTGGAAACAGGTGCAAAGTGATTTGGACAAGCCCGAAGATCTGAACAAGCTCTTGCAAGGTCTGGTGCAAGGTGGCAAGATTCAATACGTATCACGTAACAAGATGAACAGTACGCAAGGCTATCTGATTGTGCGCAAGGTGCTCAACAATAGCAGTGTGTATGTAGACTACTCACTTCTCAAGGAGGCTAACAATCATGCGGTTCCTCTCAAAGCTGTTAAATGAGTTTGCGATTGGCAGGAAGTTTCTCAGGTGGAAGGCAGGCAGTGAGCTGCGAAATCTTGAAGAGCGCCATGCACAACTGTCGTGGGAATTGGCTGAGCTTGGCAGTGAGATTTCCCGGCGTAAAGGTTTTATGAAAAGAGAAGGAGCACGGAAATGAACGTACCTACCTATGAGCAATTGCTTGCAGAGAATGAGAGGCTGCGAGAAGAAGGAAGAAAAGACTACGAAGGTATGCGGGAGTTCCAGCAGAAGTACATAGCCGCAGATCAGGAGCTTAGGAAGCTGCGCGCTGAACTCGATGCGTTGCTGGCGTGGAAAGAAGAGGCCGAGAGGCAGGAGCCGGTTGGCGTGCTGCATGTAGGGAGCTGGTACGGCGAAGAGCTTCAGGATTGGGAGTTTGAAGCAGATCAAACTGCATGTGACCGTCTAAACGAGGCCCATCAACACAAGGAGGCGTCGCTTTCGCTCTACGCCCGCCCCGTCCCCGCGCCGAGCGTGCCGGGAACTCAAGCCGCGCTGGACGTACTCGCCGAGCGCCGCCGCCAGATCGAAGCAGAAGGTTGGACGCCAGAGTATGACGACAAGCACAGCGCGGGAGAAATGGCGAAAGCTGCTGCCTGTTACGCTCTAGTCTCCGCAGGTTTTAACCCGGATGCAATGATAAACGTGTGGCCCTGGCATCGGCTGTGGTGGAGGCCGCGCGACAAGCGACGCAATCTCGTGAAAGCCGCGGCCCTGATCCTCGCCGAGATCGAGCGGTTGGACCGGGCGGCAGAACCGAAACCGGAGGTGAAATGATGGATTATGTAAAAGAATACGAACGCATGGTCGAGCAATCCAATGCGCAGCACGTTCCGGAAGGGTGGCTTCGCGCCATTGCTGATGCACTTATCGCTGCGCACATCGGCGTCGCCAGTGCCGAAGATTCATATGAAGTCGCAAAGAGAAAGCTCGATGCGCTCATTGGCTTCCATGTAGATGTTGCGACTGACCCCGCTGTGAATGGGGGTTGGAAGCTAGTGCCGAGCGTATCTGAGGACTTTAGCCGGGAAGAGCTAGAAGCAGTGGCTGCTGGTCTGGATACCTATGAAAAGACGGTCAATGTCGGCAACGTCACTGGGGAGGGTGATGACCATCTAGAGTCTACAACCGCTTATGCCGCTCGATTCATCCGCACCATGCTCGCAGCCGCCCCGGAGGCCAAGCCATGCCCGTAATGCCAGGCTACGCCAACGCCGACACCCCGCACGCGCGCACCGTGCATCTAGCCTCGCAGGGCTGGAGATATGGCTGCCATTCTCAGCATGTGGGCAGTGGGCCGAGAGGCCAGCAGACTGCGTATCGTGCAAGTCCATGGAGTCAATCCAGCCGCTGGGTGGTTACAGACTGGAAGCCTATCACTTGCGGACACGATATGAGAAGCAGCGATGATTGCTGCAAAGGATGTGAGAACCAATGAACCAATATGCTTTGTTGTTTGGGCCACTTTGGCCAGCAGTCGCTAAGGAGGAGCAGCCGCGGGATCGACACGCAGACTGCAAATTCGACATCACGCCGCAATGGGGGATACTAACAACATCACAGAATCGTGGAGATTTTCGCTACAACTGCCAACAGCTACTGCAATTCATTCGTCGGCACGAGGGATATACCGTTGCTGGACTGGCTAGGCTACAAGGAAAGTCCAGCAGCACAATCACGCCACAAATGCAGGCGCTATTTCGGGCCGGCTACATCCGCAAAGTTGTGGGTACAGAGACCAAGCACTACGTATGGTATCTAACTGAGAAGGGAAGGAAACATCATGAGTAAGTTTCAAGAGCAGATCAAGAGTTTCAATCGCATGTACAAGCTGCAGTGCAGCGAAAGCCCCAGACTGCCGGATGGCTATCGAGCAGCAGCGCAGCGTATCCGCGACTTCATGAAGATTCTTCAGGAGGAACTTGAGGAGGGTAATGAGCTGATTGATAAGCTAGCCGTCGTTACACCGCTGCCGGAAATTCTTTCCGAGATTGCAGATTGGCTGTGCGACATTCAAATCTACTGCGCCAGCGAGATGCGGAAGTTTGGGCTTGACAATGATGCCTGCCTCGCCACCATCATGCGCAGTAACTTCAGCAAGCTGGATGAAGATGGCAACCCCATCTATGGCCCTCGGGGCAAGGTTCTGAAAGGTGCAAAGTATTGGTCGCCGGAGCCTGAGCTTCGTGAGCAGATCACTCACCAGATGCGCATTGCCGTGCAACAGAAACTGGACGAATAACGCGCCGCGCAAACAGCAGACAATAAAAAGCCCGCCCCTTGAGGCGGGTTTCTTTTTGCCTAGAAAAGCTCACCATCTTCAGGCTGGTTGGTATAGTCTGGTAATGGATCACCGCCCATGATGCTTTGCAACTTCTGACTGTACGGATTGCCGAGCTTTGCAGCCAGCTGATTCACCACACTGACATTGGAATCCCTGCTCCATTGCTGCATTGCACGGCTGAAGTTTTCAATCCGCCCTCCACTGCGAGTATATCGCAGCATGAAGTCTTCAAGCTCTTCATCACTTGGCACCTCATTACCTGCCAGCTTCATCTTGACAAGCTCACCGAGTCTCTCAATCCTTGCACGATCCATGGCGTCGTAAGTCTTCTGCCGGTAGATTGCATTGAGTGCCACGGCCTCATCCATCGGCCGCGCGCCCATGAGTCTGGAGACTCCAGTGACTGAGAAAGTACGCTCAGCAAGAGCGCCTAGCCAGCTCGTAGTTTCCATGTCGTTAGCAGCAGAGATCAGCGAGCCCTTACTCGTAGTGCTCTGACCTGCCAGTAGTTGAGCAAAGCCTGCCAGTGGGCGGTTCCAACCTTGATGCTCCAGCCCCTTGAGCAGTGCATCACTCACATCGGCACCTTGAACCATATCCTTACCCATGCCCACCACTGCGTCAAACAACTTGATGCTTGCACTTACGGCAGGAACATCAAGCGGGCTGACAGGAACGATAGTAAGGTGACGCGGATTAATGTCGCCACGGGTGAATAGTGCCGGAGATTGGCCGGCAAACAGCGGGAAAGCACTGGCAGTTCCATAGAGCATCCAATCTCCAAGCTCCTTGTTGAACCCCGGAAGAATGTTGTATGCGTCATTGTGCTTCGGGTTTCCTGCGAGCCATCCGCCAATGATGTGCGTGTTTACTGCATCGAAGAAGGGTAGACCATTCAGGCCGAAGATAGAACTCTGCAAGCCTGCAAAAAGCATTAGAGTTTTCTTATCTCCTGATTGAATGTGACGATGCAGCTGCTGCAGGACGTTGAACGCGTACGTTTGAAACAGCGAGATAGCTGCGCCCGTCGTCCCTTGGAAGATGATTGGCCGCTGGCTGGTAACATAGTTGCCCTGCACCCTGTTCACGAAGGTGCTGATATAGGCATTCTGCTCCTTGATGGTCATCTTGCCTGCATCGACAAGAGGCTGACTCAGCTGGCGCATGGCATCTGCAGACACGAAGCGCGTCAGTTCCTCACTCAACGTATTGCCGGTGAACTTCGCTGCTCGCTCCACGCCAGCATTCACCTTATCCATCCATGCCTTGGGAGACACCGTGGGACGGAAGCTCAAGTCATCAAGAACTTCGTGATAGAGCTGGCTCACATCCTTGATTGCACCAATCTCCTTGTACCGCGTAATCAGCTCACTCTTCTGCGGGCCAAAATAGTTGCTGATGCCATCTGCCAGCAGCTTCGTAGTTGACGGGACGCGAGCACCATTCCTGCCCGGCACGGCAATACTCGTCAGCTCCCGCAGCTTGCCAGCAAGCTCACTGTTATTTCCAATGAGTCCCTTAATACTTTGCAACTCAGTGCCCAGCATGATCGGAGTGGAAATCATGTTGATCATAGAGTTGGCAACATCAAGTCGCAACATCATGTTGGCCAGTGCAAGGTTGGTCTTTTGCAGGCCTTCACGAATAACGTTACGCGGCATCGTCTCATTAGCCGCAAGGTAAAGTTCCTCATTGGTGTAGGGTTTGCCGAGCCCATAGCGCGCAGTTACTTCGTTGGCCTCTTGCCACGAGATCACACCATTACGAGCATCACCGAATGCCTTGTTAATTGCCTCACCTGCCGAGAGACTCACCTTATCAACAAATTCATTGAGGCTATCAAGCAGAGGAAACTCTTGCTGCTTGGAGATGTTGAGTGCAGTCTTGATGAAGTCATCGAACGGATCAGCAATCTTGCTCTTGAATCGCGAGCCAATACCCCGAACAACAGACTCAGAAACTTTCCGATACTGATCGCTCAAGAAGCTGAGCTCCGAGAATGTCCGCCTATTCTTCACCTGAACAGCGGTACGAACAAATCGCTCTTCCGCCTTTGCATGGAATTGCAGATAGTCCTCCATCACATTCTCAAGGCGAGTCTCCGGCACAATGTCTGCAAGCACGCCGCGGCGCGAGAGCTCGCTGTTTACGCGGGACTCGTTAAGCGTAGCTTGATAGTCGTACTCTCCCTTGATCTTGAAGTAGTTGTCCGTGTCGGCCTTGTAGAAGATATCGAAATCTTCAGACAGCTCAGCAGTCAGCCGGCGCAGCTGATCCTCACTTCGTGCAGTCACCATGCCCACATCAGTTGCCAAGCCAAGCTTCTCCTTGGTGCGTACAAAAGCATGATACGGATAGCGAACAGTATCAATAGGCGGCACGTAGACAATAGGCTCATCCCCTACGTTTCGAGTGAGGCCCATTGCGTTCATCAGCGTAGTCATCTTGTCACTGCGCACATGGTTAATCTGTGCGTGCGTACGCAGGAACTCTGCAACACTCGGAGACTCAATGTCAAAGCTGTGCGGCATCTTGGAGTTGGTACCGACATACTCAAGTGCGTCGTCAATGTCCATCTTGCCAGACTTCACCAGCCTGTAAACTTCTTGACTAATGAGTTGCTGTGGCCTTTCAGGATTGAAGACGTAGCGGAACTCAGACTTGCGCATTGCAGTAGTGATAACACCAAGTTCTGCAGCAGCCGCGCGGTCCTCCCGCAGCCTGTTAATCATCGGAGCCAGAGACTCTACGACTTCATCGCGGCGGCGCTGAGTTAGGAGGGCTACGTTCTTGCCAGTGTCTTGTGCCCATAGCTTTGCACGCTCACCATAGCCAGCGTTGGCTGCACCGAATGCTGTAGCTCCTGCACCTTCACTGGTAGCAGCAGCCGCGAGAGAGCCTTCCCCTTCACGGAGAAGCTCATCTGCAGAAATGAACATGCGAGCGTCAGCACCAAGCACTGACTCAAATGCGTTGTCTGCAACACGCTTGCTAATGAGCATCTGATATTCTTTCGTCAGCTCCTTAGTTGCAAGGTGGCTCGGCCCCATGTTCATATTGTAGGCTTCTTCAGGCAGCATGTTTGCCACACTGCCGAAGTCCCACGTAAACTCCACAGTCTTGGGAGCCAACGCAGCCTTCGTGCTAAGTGTGTTTCCTTTGATAGGAACAGGCCCATCTGCCAGTGTGAAACCGCGCTCAATGATAGACTCTACCCAATCCTGTGTGGCATTCACATGCGTGGCAAGAATCTCAGAGCTAGGCACCGAGCCTTTACTGCTGTCCCACTTATTGAGTTGATCGGCCAGCCAATCAACTTTCTTCTCGTCGACCCACTGATTGAAGTTCGCAATGTCGTCGAAGGTGTACTGCTTACCATTGTCCATAAAGGTCATCTTGCGAAGCGCATCCGTGGTAATTTCTCCACTGGCATGGAGTTCACGCAAGCGCGTAATCATCGGCAAGTCTGCGGCATGAATCACATCCTTCGTGATCTTACGGAGCATACCCGGTGAGAGATTGCTGGCCCATGCAAATCTGGCACTCGACTCAAGTGGGGAGTCTCCCAGTTGCGAGAGGCGAACAGCATCCTGCCTGAAGGTATTCTTACCTCCAGCTTCCACATAGTCGAGACCGGCACGGAGTTTGCCAGCCTCCAGAATATCACCAAAGCGGGGCACAGCTTCCGTACTCAGGCCGCCGTGTTCCAGATCCACGAACATGCGATACTGGACGGGATTCTCCTTGAGCTTGATGATCTTCTGACTGTACGGGTTGACAAAGTAGCGGCCATCTGCGCGTTGGATAACATCAAGATCAGGATTGCGACGGAATGCGTCACGAATGTTCTTAGCTCCGAGAGACTCGAAACTTTCAATAGCAAGATCCGCAGTGCTCACATCGTCTGCAAGCATGTACGGTGTCTGGCCAGTTTCACGAGTACGCTTCTTGGAGAAGATGCCAAACAGGCGCTCTTGCGGCGTAGCCTCCGGACCGAAGGGCTTGGTGCGTACATAAAACTTACGAGCATCCGTAGCCATGCGATCAAGATCAATGCCACGTACTTGCTTGACATTGTTCAGATAGCCATTCAGCAGCTCAATGATCTCTGTGGGAGAGCGTCCAGCATCACGAGCTGCAAGAGTTGCGCGCTGCATGAAATCAAAGACTGCCTGCCCGCGAGTGGCATCGCCGCCTGCAAGCTCATTGAACTTCAGTGCAAGCTGATCGTTGCCAAGCTTCGTGGCTTCCAGCCTTGCCTGCTCCAGCTTGCCAGAGATGTTGAGTTCGATCTCCTGCACCTTGCCATCTGCCCTGTATTTGAACGGCAGATTCTTGTGCGTAGTGGGCAGCAGCGCAATGCTCTCTGCCATCACGAGGGTTTCCGTGCCTTTCTGCAGTCCCATGCGCTCAGGATTAAAGACCGTATCCACGAGTCGCATCTGCGCTTCGATCTCACGCTGCGCACTCTTGAGAATACCGCGAGCTGCAAGACTACCAAGCGGGCCGCCAATTGCACCAGACAGGGTAGTGCCAAGCACAACGTTCCATGCAAAGTCCTTGACTGTGTAGTCATCAAAGACTGGCGAATCATTCATGGTCGCAAGCACCCCGAGTTCAAAAGCCGTACCGAGCAGTGCCTGATCTGCAGTCTCCCAACCAAGCTGACCAAGTCTGTTCTTGGTGAGGATACCTTTCAGGGCGCCGCCACCCTGCGCAGTTTCCTGAAGTGCCCGTTGCAGATATTCATTCTTGCGTGACGCAGTCAGATTGAGCGCCCTGCCAACGTTACCAAGAGCATTGCCGCCCCGTGCAAGCTGCAGCGCTTTCATGCCAACACTGCCGGGAATCAGCGACGTGCCGACGAAACCTACAACGTCAAGGACTTCTTTGTTCTCTGCGTAGTAGTCGCCAACCTCATTGCCACTCCAGCGCCGCACAGTCTGCTCAATATCTGCCTGCTCTCCGCCAGTGTAGTCTTGGAAAGTGTTGTAGATGCTAAGTGCGCCAGAAGTGGCAGCAGCCGGAAGCCCTTTGGTGACTGCCTCACTGATGCGCGTCAGCGTGCCAGCTTGAATGTCAGTAGTGTCTGCGCCAAGAACTACGGGATGGTACTCGAACTCATTCATTTATTTTCTCCGTTGCATCCAACAGAAGTTTATGGAACCTGCGGCTTATTGCGGTTGCTGACCTTCCAAGATTTGCTGCACACTGCTGCCAACTGGTACGCCGAGCACACCAGAAGAGACCTTCTTCTCACTACCCGTGGCCAGCGTAGCCAGTGCCTTCTTCGCACTCATGGTATTCATAAGGTCTGCAGTGACCGTAGAACCAAACATGCCAGTCGTGCCGAAAGTAGCCATGTAGCGAGTCTGCGGCGGAAGGCCAAGAAGATCATACTGGTAGAGGTCCTTGTTCTTCAGTGCTGCAATCGTGTAGAACTGGCTGACCTGCTGAGCTGCCTCATCAAGGCCAATCTCCCGACGCCGCACCTGCTCGGCAATTGTAAGCATCAGTTTGTTTTGGCTGTCTGCACTCAGGTTGCTGGCAGTAGGATCAAGCGCAGGTGCAAGATTGCTCAGAGTCTTGACCACAATGTTATTTTGCAGTGCCGGAATCTTGCCTGCAGTAACTTCGTCCAGCAGCACCTTGTATTCTGCCTTGTAGGGATTGAACAGATTGTCCCACTGACTGGAGAACAGGGAGTTGCCAGAGTCCGCGCGGCCAGCCGCACCAACTACCGTGTTGGTGTAGATATTAGCAGCTTCCGCTGCCAGCTCTTCCGGCCTCTTCTTGAGGTTCTCAGGCCGCCGCGCAAGAGGTCCAGCAACACTGTCGATTGCAGTCATGAAGCCCTGCGTCGCTGCGGCAACTCCCGGATTGTTCTGCCGAAGTGCAGCACTGTTGCCTTGGCTGTTTACAAACTGCAGAGATTGGAGCAGATTGCTGCCCATCTCGCCGGTAGTCACAGCCTCAAACCATGCTTGCTTCTGCTTGGGATTGGCCATCTTCTGCCACATGGCATAGTTGATGGGAGCTTGCAGACCGAGGAATTGAGAGATACGCTGAGACTGCGTGTCGAATTCTGCAACAGCAGCATCTTGCGCCTCTTTATCCTTCAGCTTTGCCTTAGCCAGCGCCTGGCGCTCTTCCCGAGCAGCTTGTCGGTCCTCCAGATTCATCTGGAACTGCGCAACCTGCAACTGCTTGGCGAATGCGGCATCCTGAATTGCAAAGATGCTGTTTGCGTGCTGGAACTCTTGAAGCTTCCGGCCAGAAAGCTTGCTGATATTGTTGATTTCTGCTTCACGAAGTGCAAGCTGCGCCTGCGCCACGCCAGCCTCTGCCTTCTGCAGATTGATATCCTTAACTGCCTCTGCAGTGTTGACGACCATTGCACTCTTGTGCTGTTGCAGGAGTTGCTGCCGGGTGGAAATGTTATCTGCTGCGGCGGCTGCCTTGGCATTCAGCGCATTGTGCGTGCTTACAACTTGCGGCAGTTCAAGCTGGCCAAGAATGTAGCCTACCGGGTTGTCAAGCAGGCCAACAGATTGAATTTCTTGGTAGCGTTGCAGCTGCTGCTTCTTGGCTTCTTGTGCAGAATTGTATTCTGCCATGCTCTGCACAAGCTGATTGTTGAGGTCATCCTCATTCAGCCCTACGGTGGCAGCAGCACGCTCTTGTGCTTTCTGAATCCGATAGGAGACTTCAGCTTCCTGAGCTGCAATCTGGCCGACTTGCTGCGCCAGTTGCTGACCCTCAGCCATGTTCTGAGTCATGAGGCCACGCATGGCAGCAGTGTCTGCCTGCATGTCTCCAACTTGCGATTGGATCTGCCCAATGCGTTGACCAGTATTGCCGATCATGCCTTGGAGAATTGCATCAATGTTCATGATGTATTCCTTTAAATTGTGCGAGTTGCTGCTTGCGTGCGCGTGCCAGTACCTGCGCCCAGATCTTGCACATTGCTGCCGCGGAGATTTGCACTGCCCACATCAAGTGCGCTTGTCTGGCGAGCCTGCTGGCCAGTCATAGATTGTTGCAATCCCTGTACAACTTGTCTATTGCGTGCGTAGGGATCACCAATAATTGATTGTGCAATCTGACCTGACAACTGCTTGTTGAGCCCCTGCGTAAGTGCATTGCCGCCGCCCGGCAGCTGCCCGGAAATGCCAGAGCTGAGACCTCCGACAAGTGCTCCCCTGAGTATATCGCCGCCGCCAACTGCGGTAGTTGCGAGCCCGCCAAGGCTGCCCTTGATAATGGAGTTCACAAGCTGCTGATTGGCTGCGCTGGCACCCAGACTGCCTGCCACGTTGTATTGCTGGAGAGTCTGTGTAGGTGAGAGCTTGAGGCCAGTACCGATACCAGAGGAAATACCGCCACCAATTGCCCCAGTAAGCATGGCCTTTCCAATATCTCCACCAGTCAGCCCGGCACCTAAACCTCCAAGACCTGCACCATACAGCGCACCTGCGCCAATAGTACCAGCTGCGCCAGTTACGCCAGCGCCTGCAAGTGCAGATGACAGGCCACCAAGAGCAGCAGGAGCAAAGGCTGCACCCGCAACAGCAAGAATGGGAGCAACTGCAGATTTCCACCCACCACTGGGATTGGGCTGCATGTAGCTGTTGACAGGAACTACCTTACCGCTTTGGTCAATGGTGAGATAGAGTTTCTGTCCGCCATGCTCACGATCCTTGAAGCCTACAATCTCCTGCGGAATGCTCTGACCAGTCTTGCGATTATAGAAGATTGGCTGCCTGTCCGGACCAATGACATAGCCGATATCATCCATGTCAGTAACACCGAAGGTTCCGAGGTTCGTAGCAATTAGGCTTTCAGCCTCAGCCTTGCTGACACGTGGGTCTGCACGGCCTCCGCCAGCAGCCTGCACATCGCCAAGTAGATTGGAGAAGTCTGTGCCCCCAATGCTACCAGTGCCGAGAGCTCCATACGTCTGACTGTTTGTGCGCAGTGCAGACTGCTGGCCGCTGTAATCAGTGTATGCGCCGCCGGGCCGGAACATTGCCATCTGTAGGATGTTCTCGGTCGTGGAGTTAATGGCTGATTGTTGCGGCCGAGACTGCAGGGCAATTTCCGGCGAGGCGCTTTTCCTGCCGCCTCCCAGATTTAGATCTCTCGTAGCCATGAGAGTCTCCTGTTACCAGCTGTAGGTGTCTTGGAAGAAGTCTTCCGGAGCGTAGGTGAAGCCCAAACCTCCGCCAGTATCACCAGCCAGAGAATAGTCAAAGCCAGTGAAATCTTGGAAGCCAACATTCCCCATGTCACTGTAGCCAGCTTGCATGCCAAGGCTGGGACCATACATGTCAGTGTAGGCTGCACCTAGATCGTAGCTGGGAGCTTCGTACCCAGTGAAGGGAACATCCATGCCACCGCCCATACCCCCGAACTGCATACCTTGACCGCCCCCAGCAGACAGGCCAACTGCATTGCCCGTGGAAATACCAAGACCTTGCGGTGCACCAGTTGCAGAGGTAGCAGTCGGCGAGGTGAAACCATCAGCAACAGACTTGCCCAATCCCCCGAGCTTATCCATCATGCCAGACAGCACTCCATCCTTACCAGTCAAAGCACTGAGACCTTGAAGCAGGAGCAGGTTGGTTGCAATACTGCCAAGATCGCCACCAGTTTTAGATTTGGTGCCCTTCGTGGCGTCTGCAATGTTTGCCGCGGCTTGCTGTTGAGTCTGCAAGTTCTGGCTCTGCTGCTGAACAACTTGTTGCTGACCTGCAAGAGTAGTCTGTTTCAAGAGTTCATTGAGTGCTGCCTGAACAGCAGAGTTTCCGCCGGAGCGCGCGCCAATAGCATTGCCATAGGCTGCTTGCAATCCGGGAATTTGACCGCCGGCCTGTTGAAAGATAGACTGGAGCAGGGCGTTGAAGTCCTGCCCTTGCAGCTGCGCCAGCACAGTCTCAAGCGGTACGATGTTGCCGGGATTGGTAGTCTCTTGCCGACCGCCAAACAACGCAGTCATCAGCGCAGTGGCTGCAGGATTTTGCGCGGCTGCCAGATCGCCTTGAGTTGCCATGATTCTTTCTCCTTACGAGACGTGCTCGTTATTTAGTCAGCTTGCTGCGCTTCTCATAGGTGCGAAGGGCACCCAATCCAAGAAGGCCACCGAGCACGTAGATGAGAACATCAGAGTCTGGTGCAGGCGGCACTGGAAATCCGTAGATCCCTGATAGCCATTCTATGAGATTGTGCAGAATAGCTTGATACGCTAATCCAAGACCGCAGATCCAGCCAACGAATGGACGCCAGCCAGCAACAAAGACGCTCTGATGCTGTGCCTCTTGAATGTTAACTTCGATCTGCTTGATGGTGGATTGGAAGTCTTGCTCTCCTGCAAGCTTTAGCAGATCCATCTCGGCCTTGGCTTGCGCTGCCTTGTCAGGAATCCAACGCTCAATGAGCTGAGAGCCAAGTTGCAGGAGGGGGATAATGATGGGATTCATTTGTATGGGCTCCTTTATTAGCCGGGAGGTGGAGGTGTGTTATCCACCTGTCGAATATACACATCTTCATATGCACCATCTGCATACAGGGTTCGCAGATAGTAGCTATCAATATAGCCGGAAGTTGTCATGTACCCACTTACGTCAACAACCTTACGCGATATTGGTTCAATGTCCAGCCAGATTCCACCGGCATCAAGTCCGACACCAACAACCTGAACAAGAACACCTTCAACTGTAGGAGGCATAAGCTGGACAGTTCCGCCAGTCGAAAGATAGTAGGTTGCACCAAAGATGGTACCTGCCATTCCTGCGCCGCGGCCAGTCATCCAGACGATTTGCCCGGTGGCCCCAGTTGCCATGCCTGCAGGATTATCTACAATCCCATGAGCAGGGCGGAGGAAGAGAGCATCAGCTTTTCTGGCCTTGATAATCCCGCCATCCACATAGAGATTGACGATGTTACCGAAGGGTAGATTCTCTGCCGCCGTGCAAGTGATCTTGTTGGTTCGCTGACTTTGCAATCCAATGAATGGATCAAGCTGTCCAAGCTCCGTGTTGCTGTACTGTACGCTGCCTGTGAGAGTGGAGAGCTGCTGTGCAATTGAGTTGATTGCTCGATACATCGGAAGGACAAGGCCAGCATCTTCATCTGTAAGTCCTGATGGATAGACTGGTAGTCCACTGTCAATTTGGAATTGAGGCATCAGATTCTCCCTGTCTGCGTCCCCTCAAGGACAATGGTTGAGAGATTAAAAGTGCCATGCACCACGAGATTGAAGTTCTTGGCATCAATCATTCCGCCAACAATCTTGTAATCTTTCCCCTCTTCAATGGTGATCAGTTCCTCAGCCTGCGCCAGATCCTTCCCATTGTAGGAGGGCTGCACATAGACACGGCCAGATACGAGCCCTTCCACCTCTGCGCGATTCAGTTGGACCTGTCGTGAGCGAGAGAGCTGAACACGGCCGATGATCGCTACTGCCGTATCTTCCTCTTCGCGCATCTGATCTGACCAGTTGGCAATCAGCACTTCTCCATTCTGCTTGAGGAAGGCAAGGCCATGCTGAGCTGCAACAAATGCGTTGCTCAGGCCATCTGTGGCGTCGTAGGTGGTCAGATCAGGATTGTCATAGCTGACGTCACCTAGCGCCGCGTACGTGAGAGCTGCAACTTCTGCACCGTAAGCGTAGTAGAAGCAGTCCCGATGCACTTGCCGCAGTTTGCCCCAACGCTTCAGTGCTAGATCATAGACCAGCGCAAAGCTGTAGATCTTCGGGAACGATCCGTAGCTGATGACCACATAGCGATTGCCAACTACAGTCAGCTTGACGTAGAAGTCAAGATTGACCAGCCCCTGATAGATCTCCTGCAAATCATAGCGATAACGTTCAATATGCCGCCCAGCGAGAAAGTCAGAGACATGGGGGAATACGCTCTCCGAACTGTTCAGAGAGATGGACTGCATTCCAGCAGTTGTGTAGGCAAACACGCGACCGAGAGTTCCCTCAACTGTGGCCTGCTCATAACTCTCAAGACCGCCCGCGGCAGGAATCTCACGGAATACCCAAGGAGAGACAAGAGACTGTGCATGGTAGTTAGCCGCCACGCAGTTCTTATCCGTGAACATCATGAAGCCGCCCGGCACTCCTAGAACTGCACGAATATTGCCTTGCACATCTTCCGGGATCTGATAACCTGCACCAGTAAAGGCCCCGTTGGCATAGATGGTATAGTCAAATGCCGTACCATTGAAGAATGCCCAAGCAACTGTCAGCTCACTATAGACGAGAAGATAGCCACTAGATGAGGAGATTCCATCAATGGTACCGGCAGCGAATGGAAGATTGGCAATGAGAGCGCCGGCTGGAATCAGAGACTTGGTTGCTGGGTCCCAGTACATGATGCTCATGTCACTGTTATCTGTGGCCTTCAGGCGCGAGAAGCAAACGAAGGTCTTGCCATCTACGTAAGCATAGGTGACAGATGACTTTGTGGGATCAGAGCCAGCGGCCAGAGTCTTTCCAAACACGGCCTCGATCGGATCGCTAGCCCACTGGCCGAGCGTCTTATTGTAGACATAGTTCTTGCCGCCGGCCGGAGAATAGAGAACGGTATTCTCTTGGTCATCACGAAGGGCGAAGATACTGTCAAAATCTTCGTTGACCGTTGGGGCAATGAGCTGCCGATAACCTACGGAATGAATGCCTTCTGCTACGGGCATCACATTCTCAGCATAGATTACCTGTGAGAGGTTGTAGTCTACGGACTCATCCTCGCCCATAAAGATGCGAGGTGTCCGCGGTGCGGCATCTAGGCCAGGAACAAACGCTGCCCTCTGTGCCTTGGTAGACACGAGAGGGAACAGCGCATTATTCAGGGCAACCTTAAATCGCTGGATCGCCACGATCTTTACTCCTTGTCTTTCTTGGTGTCAAGTTTGTCTTCGATGCGATCAAGCTTCTTGAACAGCGCAACTGAGAACTGATGAAATTCATCCTTGGGCACATAGTGAGAGGGAAGTTCTTCCCGCAAACGTGAAAGGTCTGATCTCAGCTCTTTGATCGCATCCCATTTCTGTCTAGCAAACCACCCCAAGGCGGCAAGAGTACCGCCAAAGAGTGAGTTAATGATGGATTGTGGTATCTGGTCCATAGTGCATCCTATAGCTACTGCTGTGTGTCCACTAGTCTGCCGCGCTGGCGGCGATGCTCAAGATCAGCGTGCGCCAATCCCGCCGACTCGCTGCCGTTTGATCTGGGTTAGCTCATGGGCGACGAACGGCAGCGAGAGCACCAGCACGAGACCCTTGAGGCGGTGGCTGAGGTGGGCGCGATAGATGCCCCCAATGGCTGCTGACCTGAAGGTCAGCAGCGCAACAGCAACCTTTAAATAGGTTCTCTGAACTGCTGTCATGATTAGTAGACAAGGCCGTCAATCTGAACAGCTATTCTGGTTGTTCCGCTGGCAACACTAGCAGACGCCTGAAGCTCAGCCCCACTTTTTGTTAGCGTTAGTCCACCGAGCGACGCAACTTGCGCATCCGCCGCCCTTGTATACGTAAACGTCGTCCCATTAAAATTTATATTGTTTTTGGAGAACCCTAAGCCGGAGCTAAACAAAATATTGACAGAACCGTCAAAATTGTATGATGCAGGCAGCGGGCATATTGTAAACGGTGTATTTGCTGCCAGAGTAGTAGTGCTGTCTCGCCTGAATGTCACATTGCTCAACAAATAAATGTTATTATTTGTTTTGGTGAACTCGAATGTATCAGCTCTGATCTGACCTCCTTGAATAACGGTTGTTGCTCCATTAGCGCCTCTCGCAACAGTAGTGCAGTTTACAAACACGTTATCCAACGAAACGCCGTTCGAGTCGTCTGAGAAAACAATACCAATACCGCAGTCTTGGAGTGTATTGTCAGATACAGAATGTTTTCCAACAACGTCTACTCCACGAGCGAAAGATTGAATGTGATTTCCAGAAATTCTGCATCCAGACGCCTGAACATCGAAATAACCAATCCCAGCAGCATCGCCGGATGAGCTGCTGCTGTAGCAATGGTTGCCAGTAACAACAACCTTGCGACCGGGCTGGGCATCTTGACTTACCCCGGATTGGTTAGATATGAAAATGCCCGAGTTGACCGCTGAAAGTCGAACCACGTTTCCTGTGACGGTGGCATCCTGTGAAACGTCTTCGATATGAATCGCGCCATTTGCGCTTGCTGAGTTGCAGGCAACTATGTTGCCAGAGACAACAAGCCCAGAAACGTGAGCAATGTTAAGCGGCAAATCCATTGTTTTGTTTATCTGCCTGAACGTGTTGTTATGCAATTGCACGTTATTGCAGAAGATATGCGGCGTATTGATTCCAAGCGACGCGTCGATAAATTCATTATCGTATGCAAATACGTCGTAAGTCGGATTGCCAAGCGGGTTTGTGTTTACATCACGCCCTGCGGCATCTTGGTTGTTTAGCTGGAAACCGTAGCTTGTGGCATTAAACGTGTTCCCATAAACGTACAGACCGGAAAGTCCAGTACCCATGCACCAAAGACCGTAAATGCTGGAAGCGCCACTTGCTTTAGATGTACGCGAGATAATGGTGTTATTGAAGAACCGCTGACGCGATGCGTTATTTGTGCCATTCAACACGCCCTGCATTTCAAGTGCGGCGTTGGTGTTTGACAGGTCAAACACCATTCCAGTCACATAGCAGTCATCACCGCCCCATTGAAATGCAGCATTTGACACGGCGCTACTCAAGACTCCGAGAAGCGTAGCGTTGTCACCTTGTGTGCTGACACCAGTCGCATCGATTTGATTTGTAATCTTGTATGCTGCACTTGGCCAAAAAACAACCTTGACACCAAGTGTGCGCGCTGCCGCATACGCCGCGTTAATGTATGGAGCGCAGTTCGTATTTGCAGTGTCCGTACCAACTGGGATAAAATCCTTGACGCTCACCCACTCGCGCAGCTTCGTCTGCACATTCGTGGTAACTGCACCAATCCCCCCTGGGTAGTATCCAACCAAACTTGCATCAGTTTCCACGTTGGCAATGGTGATACTCACCACCACTTCCACGTTATCTGTGCCTGCCGGCGGAGCCTCACTGAACGTGAGCACCTTATCAACAACGGTGAATGTATCCTTGTTCTGATAACTGCCACTGATGAAGATGTCAATGAGTGCAGAAGTTGGAACACTAACATCAAGCGTAAAGACAGTCTGCGCGCCCGTTCCAGAAAAGCGCTGCACGTAGACTGTGCCTGGCAGGCCGCCCTCACCAATAGCAAGGAGTGCAGCTTCGATAGCCTGAATGCGTACATCTTGATTGTTGTTTTGTGTTTGCAGATTTGCATCGCCTGCAATGCGATTGACAATCTCAGCATCAAGATCATCTTGCACATCCTCAATCCTGCCATTAATGGAGGCTTTCAGGGTGCGAAATTCAAGGGCGGCAGACTCCACGGTGCGGGATTCAACCGGCTCCGTAGTCTGTGTGGCGTTCGGAATGTAAGTGGCCATGATTACCTCTATCAGGAAACATTACCCAGCAGGTGGCTGGAAATCAGCAGTTCTTTGAACGGACGGACATGCAACTCTTGAAATTGCTGTGCCATCTCTGTGAAGCCGGTGCGTGCAAAGACAATTCCTGCGCACCACGCGGCCAACTCGTCAGGATAGAGGTCAGCAATCCATGAACTGTATTGTGCCTCTGAGACTTGCGGATTCTGATAGTAGAATGCAGTGGCCACACCAGTGGGCTGCGCAAAATAGACGCGCAGAGTGTCACCGATCAGCGTGTAGATATGCGGGCGGCGATTGCCATCTTGATCAAACAGATCGTCAGCTTCCCGGAACTCGAGTTGCTCGACGGGAACGCCATTTGCTGCGTCGTTGCCATGAATCAGTTTCAGACTGCGCAGTCGAAGAAGCGTATTGCTGACGGAAGGGAAATCGTAGAACTGAGCAGTGCCGTTCACTGTATAGGTGAGAGCGCCGGATGCAAGATCACGCGGAAAAAAGTCAACGTGGTGAGCACGCAACGTCGCAGTTCTGATTGCCGCCTTGGTGACAGCCGGAATCTCAGGGCGACGAGTCTGCTCAACGACGAGACTCTCAAGTTCTGCAAAGGTTGTCATGCTCACCACTCCTTGCTGGTTACTCTTTGATGGTGCCGGCCGTGTCTGCGGCATCAGCCGCCGCGCGTTTGGTCAGCTCTTTTGCCGCTTCGACAGCCAGCGTCTTGGTAAAGATCATGCTGGTCGGCTTGTCTGCGACAGCTTCCAGCTCAGCAATGACTTCCGGATCGTCAGTGACGAACTGACCGCCAAGAAACTTGATCTCCAGACCGTCCGGCATGATGAAGTTCGCGCCGGGGATCATGTGATGAAACACGCGGGCATTCGGATTCTTGATAGCCTGCATGTTCGAGGCAACAACTTCGCCACTGCGAATGGTTGCAGCTTGCGGTTTGTTGAGGGCGTGCGACGAATTGGTCATTCCAACAGCCATGATGATTTCTCCTAACTACGTTTGGAAACTACAGACAAAAAAGAAGGGGCGGGTTTGGCGCCCGCCCCTCCAGACTACTCCCGAGAGGGGGAGAGGAAACTACAGCTTACCCCGCGGCGGCAGCCGTGAAGTTGTACAGCACGCCGAAAGCAGCCGGGTTCTTGATGGTGCAGGTCAGCTCGGTGGTGAGTGTGCCGCCTTCAGCATCAACACCATTGTCGACCAGAGCACCAGCAGCGTTGTAGCCGGCATCACTGGTCTTGCGAAGATACGCCATCGAGAAGGCGTTCAGATCGCAGATGACTGCCATCTTGGCCCAAGTACTGGCGGCACCGTAGGCGTTGAACAGCGGATGCTCGATCATCTCGAAAGTACCGCGCGGAGTGCGAATCGTGTCGATCTGCAAGCCCCAAGCAGTTTCGTTCGTGGTGATCTGGTAGGTGGAGTTCAGACGCGCAATGTTGTGAATCACACGGCGCGCAGTTCCACCGACGAACATCGTGCGGATGTTGCCGCCCTTCGGATCGGTCACAGTTTCCAGCGTCTTGTCCAGAGCAGCTTCCAGCTGCGTCCAGTTGGTGGTGCTGCCAAGAGTGGTGACGTTGCCGGAAGCAGCCGCATTGATGCGCGGGATGATACCTTCCATGGTGTGGAACGGCTGGCCGTTGCGGGTGCCCATGAACTTCTGGCCAAAGAACAGAGCCTTCTCGATTGCCATGGCGTGCAGGGCGGCGCAGTCTTGCTTGCTTTCCGACACGTAGCCGGCACCGGCGATTTGCGGGATGGCAGCAGCAGTCTTGGTAACTGCCCACGAGTTGCGGAAGATCTGCGTGTTGTTGACGTAGCGCTCAGCGATGATTGCCACGGCTGACGGACGAACAGAACCTTCCTCGAAGGCGTTGCCAACAGTGCGCCACACGTCACCGTTGTTGACAGCAGCTGCGACCACGGTGCCAACAGCGCGAGTGATGGCGAGCGCGGTGCCGGAAGTCAGCGCCGTGACCAGCACGATTTCCGAAGTGCGCTCGTTCATCAGCAGATCGCCGGGAACGATGTTGTCATAGGCGGAGACCGTGATGCTGGTGTCACTAGACAGCGCAGTTGCAGACGAAGTGACCGAGGGAAAGATCATCGTCTTCGAGAAGTAGCCATGCTCGATGTTGCTGGCAGATTCATCCTTGAGCAGGCTGGTAAGGCCGAACAGGGGAGCAGTGCCGTTGGGCATCAGGCGGGTGATAGCCTGAGCAAACGACAGAGCATTCAGGTTTTGCGGCGCGGAGGCCGACGAGAGAAGACCAATTGCCATGGTGTGTGTTCCTTAAGAAAGATACGAGGAGAAGTCGGTTTCTTTGGGACGAGCTGCTTGCTCGGCGGCTTGGCGTTTCGGAGCAGAGAGCACATCTGCCATCTGCATGAAGTATTGCTCTGCTTGCTGTTGCACCGCTTCCGGTGAAAGCTGCGGGTTGGATTGTGCGATTTGCATCTTCACAGCACTCAACATAGGAGCGACTGCCGGGTGCTGCAATTGCTCAATGCTGGTATTTTGCGTCTTGAGCTGGTAATTCTTGATACGCGAATCCAGCGTGCCGTTCAGGCGTTCGGCAGCAGTACGACTGCCGTGCTCAACAAGGCCATGCGAGAGTTGCGCAGCAGCAGCAAACGCCTCGCGGGCCGCCGCGTTGATGGCGTCGGAGAATGCTTGGGCATCACCGGAGATTGCACGTTGAATGGTTTCCTGTGGAATGCTAGCAGCGAAGTTTGCTTGTTCCACTTGTTGACGGAAAGCCGCCGGATCCAGCTGGCCGAGAATGGGATCAGCCAGCGTCGGAGTCTTCGGCGCATTGGGATCGACAGGTTTCGGCTTGAACATATCAGCGAAACTGTCCAGCGGATTCATGGGGCCGCCGGCCGGAGCTTGCGCAGGTTGGCCGGGCATGGTGGCCGGGTTGGCAGCAGGATTTGCCGGACCTTGCATCTGCGCAGAGACGGGGCCAGCAACAGGTTGTGCGGGCTGTTGTGCAGGTTGTTGTTGCTGGGCTGCTTGTTTGCCAAAGATGCCGGGAAGGAAAGCCATGATACGTACTCCTTAAGTTTGTAGTTGCCCGTTAGGGCTCTTCAGAGGTTTGCGAATTTACGATTTCGAATAGCAACTCTTGGTAAGCTGCTACGTGGTTCTTGAGCCGTTCAAGCTCAAGGATTGCCTTCACTTGTGATTTGGGATCGTCGTGATAGGGCAATTCTGCATTCACCACTGCCGTCGCATAGGCTTCAATTTTGTTTTGAAGATACGCAAGGAAGAGCGGTGAAACTCCAAGTGCCATCTTCTCATCTTCAGGAGACATGCGAAGTTTGAGAAAGATGCTGGAAGTGTCGGGTTGGATGCTGTGTGTCATCAGATGTGTTTCCAAGTTTTGCGCGCAATAATACTGTAAATAGCATACTGAGACACCCCAAACTCCGCAGCCAGCTCGCGCTGAGACTCTCGTGTGCGGGACCTGATCTCAAGAACTTGCTGCTCAGTCAGTTTTACAGATCCATGCGCCGTGCCAACAGCTCGCACATCGCTAGCCCTGCCACGCTCGTGCATATCCTGCACATTGTCTGCTTGGCTGCCAATAACTAGGTGCTCTGGATTTACGCAAAGCCTGTTATCACATGTGTGTCGTACAACCTGACCTTTAATGTCTGCCAGTTCCAGTCCACGATTTTGACAATATACCAGGCGGTGGTGTAAGACTTGGGCGCCGTCTACGTACGCTACTCCATAGCCATGAGTCCCAATAGCGTAGTTTGTATGAATGCACGAAGAAGTCATAATATTAGGTTCCCGGCTGATTAGAAATTGCAGCTTGCGGTTGCGCGTTTTCCGCTGCCATGGTTTGCTGCATGGTCTGTATGAATTGTTGCTGCTGCTCAGGACTTCGCTTGAAATCTTCCATCCAGTAGGCTCCGCGAAGCTTGAACCAGTACAGCATCATCCCCATGATATCGTACTCTGTCGCCATTGTTGGCATTGCTTGTGCGGTTTGCACGAACACAGTCAAGAGGTCGGCATTCATCAGCTTGTCTGCAGGCAAATTGCCATCTGTCATCTTGAATTCTAGCATCGCCTTCCGCAGTTCCACAGGATCCACATCCACCTGCGTGCGCTCATTCCTGTTGAGAATCGTGCCGGCAGTTTGGAATTGCAGAGTGTTCGCCTTGACAGTTTCCTTGACTGGCGTCATGAACTGATGCTCAATGGCAAGCGAACAGAGCTGTTGACGGGAACTGCTGTTCGACATTGTTTCCGTGAACTCAGTCTTCGTCTTGTTTCCAGGCTGGAACTGGCCCCTGTCTACCTTGTTCTGGCCGGTGGCCTGATCCGCCATTGCACTAATCATTTCAGACATCTGGATGTTCGTGCCACTGTTGTCTTCCCGGTAGGGGATCTGATAGACAGCACGAGCAATGGCGTTATCGTCTTTGCCAATGTTCGCATTCCTCAGCGGGATGCGAGACACAGAGGAAACAGGATCAATGTCCTTCTTGTCAATCAGGCGAGGATTGTAGACAAGGCGGTCAAAGATCAGGCGGCGCTTGCTTTCCAGACTGACGTTCCACAGCGCACTCGACATGTCTTGGAACGGCAGCGCGTTGTCAAGCATGGACTGAGTCTGATAGCCAAGGCCATCTTCATACGGCTGCATGATGAAGCAGGGAAGATTGTCGTATGCAACGTTGAGTTCTTCAACGAAGATGACAGCCTGCCAGTTCACAAGGATGGCATGATACATTTTCACTTGATTGCCCCGCGCCCCGAAATCGGAAGGAAGAGCTCGGCAATAGAAGTGTGTCAGGACGTAATGATCTTTATAGGAGAGCTTGCTGTTTGAGGAGTTTGCAAGGCCCATCCACTGGCCCCAGTTACTACCACCGATGTTGGTGGTGCTGAGATCGAGATACTTGTTGATCTCAGGGGTGTAGTAGGCCATGGCACTGGATTCATCTTGGCCACTTCCCGCAAACTGAGAGTTAAAGGCCTCTTTGGCGCTGGTGGTTTTGTCACTGTCGAGGATGGACAGGAGGCGCTTCAGCTGCACCCGGGAGATAACTTCATTCCATCCGAAGTATTCTCCTTCCGCGTGGAGGTCAGCAGGAGCAACTGTCATGTCCATGAAGCAGTTGTAAGGGTCGATGCGCTTGATGCAGTTGCCGCCGTAGCTGTATTCTTTAATGGCGGCGAGGCCGGCACTGGTGATGTTCGTGTCGGTGACAATGGACTTCAGTGGAGTCTTCTTCCAATAGACTACAGCTGCACCGAAATTGTACTTGAAACCATCCCGGAAAACCTTGAGCAGTTCACGGGGCCATCCATAGCGTACAGACTGATCGCCAACGGCAGTCTCAAATTGCATGGCGGCAGTCATGTTTTCAGGTGTGGAGACCACACCGAAGACTGGATGACTTGTCAGAAAGACGCCAGCTTGGTAGGCAACGGCGCTTTCAATCTGCGGCATCACGATCGGCACGGTGATATCTTGCAGTTTGCGCGCGTCCCCTTGCATGTTTGCCCGGACAGCCTTGATGTGTTCTGCAGTCGTGTTGAGTTGGCGCTGATATGCGCGATCTCGGTAGCGCAGCAGAGCACGGAAATCAGAAAGCGAAGTGCCGGCGCGCTCTGCACAGTCACGAGCATACGCAAGTAGTTCTTTACGCTGTTCGAGATTGAGCGTGTTGACAATTGAAATTACAGGGTTGGCCATGTGTTTGCTCCGCAGATTGGAATTTGTGGTTGGATTCAGAATGGTAAAGCTAGTGTATCGGAGTGACTGGCGTCTACAGGTTCCGAATCCACATCGAAAATGTTCTTGACAATGAACTCAGGATAATCTCGCATGACTTCTTCTACGTAGCCAAGAGGGTCAATGATGTCATCCTTGTTGTTGATTTTGAGTGGGTTCCACTCGGTAATCTGATGCAGGACCTGTGAGCGTATGGATGGGTGCAAGTAGATTTCTGCAGATAGTAGCCGGAGGAGTCCCCGCTTGATGCGGTTGTTTTTAGCTTGCCCTTTGGGAGAGAGCTCAACGAAGTAGAAGCCGGTGATTCCCTCTTGCTCACAATAGTGATCAAACCAGAAAAGCAGCGTAGACTGGTAGGCAACACCTTCTACAGCAATGAGGCGAGTATTGCGCTCCATGCCCATCTTGACCGCCGCGCGGATGGTCTCCAGAGGAGAGAATGTGTCAGTCAACAGCTGATCGAAGATCGGCTTACCATCACAGACACTGTAATGCTCAATGGTGCAATCGTCACCTTGCTTCTTTCCAGACGAGGGATCAATAAGGATGAAGGAACCTTCAGGATCAGCGTCCTCATAATAGGAGGGAAGTACTGGAATCTTGTTAATGTCTATACCAGAGGCAGAGGCAATGTCTGTAGAGTTCAGGATTTCAGAAATGAAGATTTCTGCATGGCCCATTTCCGCATCAGATTGGTATTCACTAAGGAGTTCTTCGACTGGGCGGAGTTCCTCCCACAGACTGGAGCCATCTGCAAGAATGCCACCTACAATGAATGATGTCCATTGGGTGTTATTTTTGAGTTTTTCAAGGATACAGTTTTGCGGATACATGTTGCCTACGTAGATGTAGGTGCAGCCGTCATTACTGCGGGCCTTCATGAGTGTGCCAAGGATCCATTTCAGGAGCTGATCACTGAGCTCCTTATTCTCAGAAGTTTCTCGCTTCTGCACGTCATCCATGATGATAACGTCAGGTCGCTTGTTTTTACGGTTGATACCGCGAACTGCAGTTCCCGCACCGATGGCCCGTAGAATAATGTTGCGGCCGCGAAAATGGAAAACTTTGAGTGTCTGGGTGTCTACCTCTATGGCGTGTTGCCAATTGCCAAAGAGTTTTCGGATGTTGGCGCCGCCCAGAAGGTCGCAAATGTCCGAGAGTGTGTTGACTGCGAGATCCTCACTGGCCCCTACAATCAGGATAAATTGCTTACGTGAGAATAGAATGTACCAAAGGCACAAGAGCTTGATAAAGGTGGTTTTTGCAAATCCACGGGGAATGCCAATGGCAAATCGCTCCAGCTTATCCTTGCAGGCTGTGAGCATCCCAAAAAGTGCAATGTAAAACGGCGGAAAGGCTAGGGTGAATTCCTCCGGATCTGCAAGCATCCCAAGGAAGTTCAAGTCTTTTCGTGTTAGTTCTGCCGCCTCTTGTGAGGATGTTTGTAGTTCTGCTGTTTCGTTCATTGTATGCTCTCGCTTCGTTACGCTACCCGCTTGCCGGCGTTGGCGAGCCTATTTCAAACTGCACCTCCCCACAAGGCAACCTGTTTCACAGGCTGTCTGAGCTCGGCCTTGCTAGTGAGCCTCCGCAGTTCTCATATGGCTGCGCCCGCGGTCAAGGGGTGACGCTCCACTACGCTCCTAGTTTGCAGGATACAGTTACAGCCCGGAACCTGTCATAAGGGACCGCCGGGCGAGGCCTCTCCAGACAGCATGGCCATCAGCTTCTTGATGGTTTCCGCTTGACTATTAATTACGGAGAGTGCCTCCTCCATCATTTCCGCCATCTCCCCCTGCCCGGAGTCTGCTGGGCTTTCGCCAGGCTGCCCCATACCTGCAAGCTCCGGCCCAACTAGGCCAGTTTGTTCTTCCTGCGGTTCCCATGGACCGGCTGCGCCGGAACTGCGTGGATTGTATATATCTGCCATTTGC